TTACGTCCAATGTTATTACTACCACGATTGCAGGTACTGCAGTTGCTTCTACGTTTGCCACGGATCATGCAACGACCATGACAGCCCATATTGCAGCGATTAATGCCAATGCAACTCTTGTTGCTGCTGGTTATAGTGCTGCTGCGGGTGGCTCCAATCTGATTGTTGTTATTACAGGCCCCGTTGGTACTTCTGTTGCTGTTACTTCTGTTGTTACCCTTGGTGCTGGTCAGGCAACTGCAACTTATACCTACACCACTAATGCTAAGTTCCTTGGTATTGCTGCGTTCGTTCAGAATGGTGGTAAGGATTGGGGTGCCGGTAACGCAGGATGGAAGACTGGCATGTCAGTCAACATTGTTGCTGACGGTACAGCGTGGGTTCCTGCAGAAAGTTCTGTTTCTGATAAGAAAGCCGCTTATGTAGTTATTAGTGGAACGGGAACGATTGGCAATTTTGGAACAGTTTCTACCAGCAATTACGACATTGGTAGTTTCTTCCGCTCGAACGTAAACAATGGCCTTGCGATCCTTGAAGTTCGCGGTCTCAAATAAGGAGGTAGGAAATGGCTGATGATCTGATGCACCTTGATTCTGGAGAGTCTATTTTCTTCACCCGTGATCTTGAAACGATTCGTGCCAAGACTTATGACATTAAGTATGACGATAATTTTAAGATGCTTGCCACGCTTCCCATCTCTATGGAAGGTGATCCCCTCGATATTGACATTACCCATCGTTCCTATGGTCGTGTAGGTATTGCTAAGATGGGCGGCGGGGACTACGCCACCGACTTCCCATCCGTCGATATCTTCGCTACCGAGACGACTGTTAAGGTCTATCCTGTACAGGCTTCATATCGGTATAACAAAGATGAAATTGCCCGTGCTGCTAAGATGAATCGTCCCCTTGATGCTCTTCGTGCTTCTGCTGCTCGTAAAGCTGTCGAAAAGAAGCTGAATGATGTTGCAATGAACGGTGACACTGTTACCGGTGTTGTGGGATTCTTTGGCCTTGCAGGAACCTCAACTTATACTGTTCCTGCTGGAGCTGCTTCTAGTACCATCTGGAGCACCAAGACTTCTGACGAGATCTTGAAAGATCTGTTTGGTATCAGCAATGCTATCATCCAGTCCACTAAAGGTATTGAGATCCCTGATACCCTCATGCTCCCGCTTTCTAGCTACCAGCTCATTGAGCAGAAGCGTCTTGCAGATGAGACCGAGAAGACAGTTCTTCAGTACTTCCTTGAGACCAGTAAGAACATCACGAACGTCCTTTGGTTCAACGAGCTTGAGACGATTATGCCCTCTGGATACACCTCCACTAAGGGTATGTTCTGTTTCAAGAACGATGCAGACCACGTAGTTTTTGACCTTCCGATGGATTTCTCTCAGGAAGAGGTTCTGCGCGATGGACTCGCTTATGTGATCCCTTGCAGAGCGAAGACTGCGGGCTGCACCTGCTTCTATCCCTTATCAATTTGCAAAGGGTTTGGGATTTAGACTAGGTTAAGGTATGAGGGGTATTGTGTTAATCCACAGTACCCTTTATACTTCCATTATTAAACTTTTTCAAGGAGAGACTTTAATAATGGGATGTGTGTATAGAGCAACTTGTAACACAACAGGGAAGTATTATATTGGGAAGACTATTGGGCCTTTGAAAGAAAGAGCGTACGCCCATAAAATAGCAAAAGATGATTGTGTATTTCATAGAGCTTTACGAAAATATGAGTGGGATGATTTTACATGGGATATATTGTATGAGGACAATGATGAGCAAGCTCTGTATTGTAAGGAGCGACTTTTCATAAAGATATACAATTCAATACTTCCATATGGGTATAATATGACCACAGGGGGAGATGGGAATTACAGCATAGAGTGTAGTGATGATTGGCGATTTAAAAATATGGAGAGGGCTTATAGATTAGCCAAACAGATATACTGTGTAGAGCTAAATAAAGTGTATCCTTCTATATATGAGGCTCATTATGAGACAGATGTAACAGCGGGCTGTATAACTTCACTCTGTAACAACCCATTTCGAAAGGCACATAAGTATCATTTTTGTTATGCTTATACAGACACTATAGAGGAGTTGCGTAATAGATATATCTGCAACAAATTGCAATATGGTAACTACAAGGATGACTCTCCAATTGCTAAAGAACGTAGGGCCAAAGCTGCTAGTGGTCAAAAATGGCCTCCTCATATGTATTTAATTATGGCAGATCGTATGTCTGGTGAACGTAATCCGTTTTATGGGAAGCATTTATCGGAAGAACAGAAAGCGCGAGTGGGTACTTATGCAAGTGCTCATTTTAAGGGTGCAGGAAATCCATCAGCTAAAGATGTGATGAATTTAGATACTGGAGAACATTTCTCTACAATGAAAGGTGCTGCAGAATTCTATCATCTGCCACCTAAAGCAGAGAGCAATATATGCTCATGCTGCACTGGTAAGCTAAAGACTGCCTATGGATATAGGTGGGCTTATTATAAAGAAGGTAAAGACCTTCAAAAATCATAAAGGAGATACCTATGATTATTACGTCGAAAGATACCGGATGTATTCTGGTTCCGTGTGCTACGATCCCCAATACCTATGTAACTATTGTTCCGGGTACTAGTGAAATTGATGATATTCAGTGGGCTGACGCCCGTGCAACTGCCCAGCATTTTTTGGATGATGAGACTCTCCATGAGGAATTCTACAAGGTGAACTATGAAGACATCCTTGTTAAGAAAGGGGAAGACTCTGAAGGTGCAGATGACGAACTTGCTTATCCTCAGGAGCTTGTCCTTGAGTCTGATGATAAGAAAGAAAAGAATAAGCGACTTGTTCCTGCTAAACTGGCTAATATTGACCGTAAGGGTGGAAAAGTTGGAGCTGGTGGCAAGGTAATTGCTCTTGTTAAGAACACCTTCCATCCTGATACGTTGCGTAACTGGTATGATACTGAAGAGCGGCAGGATGTACGCCTTGAGATTTTCAAACAGAAAGAAGGTGTCGAAAAGGGCACCATCAAAGGATAAATAAATGACCGCCGAGGAAATACTGCAATATGAGTGCCCTGCTCTCTATGCACTTACTGCTACCATGAATTATTATGTAGCCTCTGCTAGGCTTGAACTCAGTGCTAGCGTCCTCGGTGTTTTTTATGACAAGGCTGTAGCTTATCTTGCTGCTCATCGCTACAGCCTTAATACAGTCCAGAATTCAGCCGTAGGAGCTGGGGCTGGTAGAATCACTTCTAAGACCGAAGGAAGGCTCTCTGTATCATTTGGTGGTATAGATAGTGCTACTGATGATTATGGACTTACAAATTATGGTTTACAGCTTAAAGGCATCATAGATAAATGCGGACTAGTGGCTTCGTCTTCATCCACTTTTGCTGTTAATTGCCTTATGGACAATTGATATGGCATTATTCCCTGAATGCAGAGAAACACATAGAGTATATAGGCAAGTTGAAGCTAGTGGCTTTTCAGATGCCACTCTTACTTATGTAGGAACAGTACAAGGCAGACTTGAGCCCATAGGTGCAAGTGAAGCCTTTTTGAATGAGCAAAATAACCAGAATATATCCCATTACGACTTCTTGGATGTTTCCTATGACGGAGTTGTAATGGCGCAAGATTATATATTGGATCCTAGAAACAAGCAATATCATGTTGTTGGTGAACCAGAGGTGTGGCGGAATCTTATACCTCAGTTAGTCCTGAAGTTAGAGATACCTCAGACGGAGATAGACGTAAGTGACCTCTAATTATGTCAAATGGAAATGTTCGGGGGAGATTACTAAATCAGCTTTCGCCGATGCTCTTCCTATAGGCATACAGGCTCTTATGAATGATGTCGGGGCTAAAGCAGTAGCAAATATGAAGGCTATAACCAGCAAGCATGATGCCTCTGGTGAATTAACAGATTCTATTATGTGGGTTACTGCTGCTGGTGGAACCCATCCTAGTGGGTGGGCAGGTGAAACTAAAGAAGTAGATGCTCCTACAGATATTTACACAGTACGAGCTGGATCTGCAGCAGAACATGCTATTTATAGGGAAACAGAATCGAGTATTCACTTGACTGATGATGGTAGTGATTTGTTTATTGAGCGTATGAAGAGTTGGTACTGGATTAGATTTAAGAAAAATCCAGATGATCCAGATAACAAGAATAGCTTCTATAAACTCTTGAGTAAGATACGGAATACTAAGACAGCAGGTGTGCCTTTTGTTAAACCCACTAAAGATATGATAGTGCCCTATGCAAATAGCAGATTCAAGACCATTATGAATATGGCGTTAAGGACTAAAAAATGATAGAAGCAGATATAATTGGAATCCTACAAGGCAACTCAACCCTCACTACAGCTCTTGGGGGTATCAATAAGATATTCTATATTCAGGCAGGAACTACTGCAACTATGCCTTGGTTGCTTGTGGAAGTGGCCTCTGGAACTCCTCAGAAGATGGGGGCTAGTAGGCAGCAGGTTACAGCTACAGCCCGACTCACACTTGCCATTGCACATACCAGTGCTGTCAAGGGTAGGCAGATAATGGAATACGCTAAGGACGCTTTACAGGGATTGCGCGGAGACGCTACAGAGAGCAAGGACTTGGAAGTCCGGTGTAGCGATGTGACTAGCTATGCAGGGGTTGGTTCTACAGATATATTTAACCTTACCTGCACCTGTAAGTTTATGGAAGACTGGGTTACACAACACGTTTAGTTCATGTACCGGGAGTACCGGGAGTACAAGGAATATTCAGAACCCGCTGTAATAGGTGGGTTTTTGCTTTGTTATGAGGGGTGTTGACAAAATCATACAGTAGTGTATCCTTTTGTATACAATGCCAGTTTGGCACTTATACAAAGAGATGCCCTCCTATTTATAGAGGGCCTAAAAATAGGAGAAAACGATGAGTTTGAATAGACTCGTAGGAAGTGATGGTGAGCTTTGGGGCTATACCTTTGGAACACCTCTCATTACAGGTTCAGCAACTGCTGGTGCTGAATATAAAATTGTAAAACTTGATGGGACTACAGTATTCCCTGCAGGCTACAAAGTTGGGGATTTGTGGACTTGTCCGAAAACCACTCCTCCAACATTTTCAGCAACTAATAGTGCTGCTCTTGCAACAGCTAAACTTGTTGGTGAGATCACCTCTTTTAAGTTTACCTTTTCTAAGGATGCTGTTGAGGTTACTACTCTTGCTGATTTGGTCAAGGTATATCGTGCGGGAAAATCTGATGTAACAGGCACCATTGAAGGTATCACTTTTGTGGATGCCCTTGCTGATGGTTCCTCTCTTGCTAATCGTTTCATCCGTATTGTTAATATTGGTTCTACTGGTGACACCACTCTTAATACAGTAGATACATCTGACCTCTTTGTTAAATGCTATCTTCAGAAGGATGATTCCGATGGAGAAACTCAGATATGGCTTGCAGCGCAGGTCGAGCTTCTTGGATACGACTTCGGCGCTGCCACCTCTGATGCCCAGTCTTGGTCTTCTGACACTCGTATGTTGACCAGCCCGATCATCTTCACCAAAGTCACCCAGACGACCTAATAGTTAAATCATTAAAAGGAGATACCTAATGATTAAGCAGATTTCGATTAACACTGAGCGCGTTTTCATTCCGACTTTTGACGGCAATGATAAAGCCGATCCAAATGACCAGATCAAGGTTCATTACAAAGCGATTACTTCTTCCATTAAGGAAGATCTGGTACGTCGTAATGTAGATCTTAAAAAGAATTCTCAGTCTGGTGAAATGGAACCAACTGTTTCTCTTCAGATTGATATGCGTAGGACACTTGATAAACTTATTACAGGTATTGAGAATCTTGGTTATGCAGTCAATGGTGGGGAAGCAAAAAAGATTGCCACAGTACAGTCTCTGTTTGATGCTGATCTTGAAGTAGGACTGTATCCACTTATTGAGGAAATCTTTGCTTTCTGTAACGATATGCTTAATCAGAGGGTAGACGAAAAAAACTAAGAACTGCTTATCGGTTGCTGGCGACTGGTAAGCATACAGAACTGTATAGACCCGAAAAAGGACATATACCCCATATCTTAACCGTTATGGGGGAGCCAGTAGCAATAAGAAGAGATGAAGTACTAGGAATGGTAACAGATCCAATATTTCAGGAAGCTCTCAGTATATATCAACTGACGAAGTTATGGGGCAGCCCAAATGGCAACGGATGGGCGAATGAACCAATAGAAGTGCTTGATGCAATTACAGCGTTGGAACTTGAGGCTAAGGCTTTGGAACATGAGGAGCTAGACGATGCACGAAATGGTGGTAAAAAACAGCAGTCTGGTGATCCAAAGAGTTTCATGCGAAAAGCAGGAAGTAAAAAATAATGGCTGTTAAAGAACAAGCTGTACTTGAGGTAAGTGTAACTGGGGTGGACAATGCTGCCTCCCAGTTCACTTCCTTTCAGCAAACCACCACTAAAACCATGTCTGCTTCGGAGGCCGCTGTAACAAGGTCTCTGAATAACATGGTTTCTCAATTTATTGGATTAGCTGCTGTTGCTCGTTCTGTTCAAAATGTTGTTTCTTCTGGTGTGGGCTTTGACCAGTTTGTAGAAAATACCACTATGAGCTTTACTGTTATGATGAAGTCTGCTGATAAAGCAAAACAGCAGATGAAAGACTTGTATGATTTTGCTGTTGCATCTCCTTTGACTTTCAAAGAAACTGCTGCCTCAAGTAAACAACTTATGGCTTATGGTTTTACAGCAGAAGAACTCATTCCAACTATGAAAACTCTTGGTTCTGTTGCTATTGCTACAGGCCATTCTCTTGATGATATATCTTATGTATATGGTACATTGAAGTCACAGGGCAGAGCATACAGCCGCGATCTTATGCAGTTTGGTATGCGTGGTATTCCTATATATGAAGAATTAGCTAAAGTCATGGGTGTTAATGTAACTCAGATTCAAAAATTAGCAAGTGAAGGTAAAATAGGTTTTGCAGAAGTAGAAACAGCTTTTCAGAATATGACTACCGGAAGTGGTAGATTTTCTGGTATTCTTGAAGGTTACATGGCTACGTTAACAGGTAAATTATCTATGCTGTCTGATATAGGGCAGCAATCTATGGGTACTCTTATGCAGAGCGTTACCGATCAGCTAAAACTATTTGTAGATGAGATGACTAAGGCTATTAGTGGAAAAGGTTTTCAGTCATTTATTGAAGATGCAGGGAGTGCATTAGGCGTATTGGCAGGAGTCTTAGCAAAGGTACTGGAAGCAGTTGTGGCTCTGTTGCCGGTATTATCAACCATGATAAAAGTATTGGCCTTACCTGCTATAGTGCTAGCTAGAATTGCTATAATGAGTAGCTTACCCGGAATTTTGATGGGTATTGGTGATGCTGCTAGTACATTAGCTGCCGGATTTGTAGCATTAAATTCCCAGTTGATAGCTACTACAGCAGCTGAATCTGCTATGGCAATGGGGGCAGCAACTGCTTCTACAGGCATTGCAGCCCTATCTTCTAGTTTGGTTGCTCTAGCCGCAGCTAATCCGTGGCTTCTGGCGCTTATCATAATAGCTGCTGCCGGCGGTGCAGTTATTACAATTATAAATAGTACAGCAAAAAGTGCTCGTAATTCAACAAATGAAAATGTACGCGCGCAGCAGTTATCTGAAGACTATGCTGTTGCGCCTTATAGTCTTAAGAATATTTCTGTTGCGCCTTATAGTCTTAAGAATAATTCTGTTAAAGCAGAAGATGTTGCAAAGATAGCAGAGCAATATAAACTCACAGAAGGTCTCACCGCAAATATACTTAAAAATACGGGGGCCTTGTCTGGTGATGCATGGCAACAATACCTTAATACCAAGTCTGCTAATGTCGCTCTTACAGAACAGGAAAAGATTGCAACAGGTCTGAAACACGTTTCTACTACCATAGAACAAGATCAGATGGCCTTTCTCTCCAACCTTACTGGTAAAGATGCGTCTGTATATGAAGATCTTTCTAATGTAGATCTTAATGCTTTAGGTAACAAAGGTGCTAAAGATTATATAGCTGGATTTGCAGAAGCACGAGCAAAAGAAAAGGATATATTTGGATTTGCTTATAGTTCAGATCAATTAAAACAATCGCTTGAAGCTGAGGCAAAGGGTCTTACATCAGCTTTGGAAAGTGGTTCTAAGGTGGATGGTTTATTTGATACAAACTATGATGAAACCCTTCGATCTCGTTTAGCTGTAGTCAATAAAGAACTCGACGGTATGGGGAAGAAAGCTAAAAAAGTTCAACAGGAACTCATTCCAGTGCTATCTACTTGGTGGACTCCTATGCTTCAGTCTGCTAAGAATACACTTGATCCTATAGACGATATGCAGATAGCACAATTACAATCTTTGGAGTCTGTGGATAAGGAATATGCCAATCAAGTTGCTATACTTGATAAGCAAGCTACTCTACTCGCCTCTGAGGGTGGTAATGAGACAGAACTTAATAATATTGCTGCCCAGAGAGTAGAGCTTTTTATGACATTATTGGGGCTTCATAAAGATATAAACGCAGAATCAGAAAAACAGCAAAATCTAAAGAAATATGAACTAGCAACAGAAGGTAACTCTGCTGTGATGGATCAGTGGAAGGCTAGTGCTGGAGCCGCATATACACAGGGGGGCGTTTCTGGAACTGCAACTGGTGCTGCTATTCAAGGCACCTCGCAGACGCTTTCTGGTACTCAGATGGGGACTATGGCTACGGGAGGGAACCCTGTTGCTGTTGCTGTGACAGCCTTGGTTGATTTTGCAAAGTCTATAAAAAATGTGAATGCTGTACTTAATCCTTTTACCACTATATTTGAAGCTATGCGTTCTATTTTGGAACCTATTATTAATAATGTACTACAGCCTCTTGTAGATATATTACAAATGGTGGGGGAAGCGATTGCACCTATCATAGGAGTTTTAGTAGCAGCTCTAAAACCTGCACTAGTAATACTATATCTGGCAATCTCCCCTGTTATAGCAGCTCTTCAGATATTAGCTGCAGGGTTTACATGGTTTTATAATTATATTATAGTACCTGTAGCTAACGGGATAATTAATATAGCTAATGCTATCATAAAAGTACTGAACCGTATTCCCGGTGTGCATATTAGATACATAGATCAGTTACAGAAAATGGGAACCGCTGTAGCTGATCTAACCGCCACTATTAATAATCAGAAAAGTGCTCTTGATAAGACTATAACATATTTGACCAATAAAATCAATAATGCTATAGATGACCAATTGTCTAGTCTCAAAGATCTATATGAGGTGGGCGCTGTTTCTGCTACCAGCTATGATGCTCAAGTCACGGCTCTTAATGCTCAGAAAATCAGTACAGACAGTGTGGCTGTCTCTTCTGCAGATATGGCATTGACTGGAAAAGACATCTATGAGCGACTGTATGCACTGTATGATCTGAAGGATACGATTGAGAATGGTAACTTAAGCAGTGAAAAAATCACTGAGTTGTTACAAGAGTATGGGATATCTGCGCAGACTGAAGAATCCTTAATTAAAAACGCGGTATTGGCTGCCTTGCAGGCGTATAACGCTTCTACAGGCGGTACTTCAACAACTACATCCAATGCATCTGATACAGTTTTAGCGACATTAGCCTCATCTCTACAGACAATCACCGCACTAGCACCTACTATTGCCTCATTACAGTCCGCTATAAATACTACTCAACAACAGGCAGCACAAAGTAAAACATCAGGTTCCTATGAATCGCCTAGTGCTCAAATGGCAACGGATGGGCAACTGAACCAATACCGAAACGCACTTAACTCACAATCTGCACAGTATCAGGCGGCACTTGCAGCATATAACGCCGCGCTGATTGCAGCCACAAATATGGGACTAGATGTATCTGGGTACAAAACGTTTGCAGTCGGTACGGCGAACGTGCCCTCTGATATGACTGCTCAGATCCATAAGGGAGAGGGCATAATCCCCTCTACATTTATGGACAGCATACGTTCAGGAGAACTCACACTATCTTCTGGAAAGAATGGGGGGTCTGGACAAAATGTAGTAGTTAGTGTTACTGTACAGGGGTCAGTGCAGACTGAGAATGATCTCGCAACCAGTATAGCACAAGCAATATATGTACAGCGTTCTCGTGGCGCTTTAACAGTTTAAGGAGTACTTGAATGAATCAGATTAAACTAAGTGAGCTTCCTACATTAGCCCAGCAACTACAGACAGCAGATTATATTCCTGTTGTTCATAGTGGCGATACGTACAAGTATTCTCTGTTCGATTATATGGTAAAAAATTCTGGTAATGAAACCATTGCCGGAGTTAAAACTTTTTCTTCATCTCCAGTTGTACCTACCCCTACTACAGACATGCAAGCTAGTACTAAAAAGTATGTAGACAATAACATAACTGGACTTAAAGTGGGGTTGCCTAGTGGCATCGCAACTCTCGATTCCACTGGTAAGGTGCCTTCTACACAGATGCCCCAGCTCGTTATTACTGATGTATTTGTCGTTGCAACTCAGGCAGCAATGCTTGCCCTTACTACTGCAGAACAAGGTGATATTGCAAAACGTACTGATTATACTCCTGCTAAGACTTTTATCTTATCAGCATCTCCAGCATCTACTTTGTCTAACTGGGTGGAACTTACCGTATCTGCTGATCCTAATACACCAACTTCGGATCAGAAGGCCGCACTCGCTGGAACGGGGACTCCTAGTGCGAGTAATCCTTACGCAACAGATTCCTCCTTAGTACCTCTTGAGGCATTTAAGCTCTATGATCCAGATTATCCATATGCTTTAAATGAGCCTTGTTTTTATGACGGGGTTCCTTATAAATCACTCAGTGCTGATAACACAGGGCATCAACCAGATAATTCACCGCTTTATTGGGAAGTGACCGGGGGTAGTGGAGAGACGGGAAATATAGGTTACAGTATCCCCAATGGGCAATTTGAGAATGGAACAGTAACCGACTGGTCAACATATGCAGATGCTGCCGCTGATACACCTGTAGACGGAACGGGTGGTACTGCAAATACTACGTTTACTGCAACGGCAACGGAGCCACTTGTCGGTAGTTATTCAGGACTCATCACGAAGGCAGGATCAGCAAATCGTCAGGGTGAAGGTGTTGCAACTCCTATTACCATTGATTCTGGATTGACTAATGCACCATGTCAGGTAAAGTTAGTTTACAATACTTCAGCAAATTACGTTGCTAGTGACATCTGTATGTTCGTTTACGACATTGCCGGAAGTGTACTTTGCCCCGTAAATAACAAAGCACTCGCTGCAACGTTTACAACTCCGGGTTCTCATGTCTTCCAGTTCTTCCCAAATCTTGGTCATACGCACTATCGAATCATTTTTCACATTGCATCCACTTCGGCACTTGATTATACGGTAAAAATTGACAATGTACAGATTGGTGGGAAAGAGAGCTATATTTCTCCTGCCATGACTCCATGGGTCGATTATACTCCTACGTTCACAGGATTTGGAACTGTCACAATAAACAAAGCACAATGGAGACGAGATGGAGAAGAAATTCTTCTAAATGTAAAATTTACTTCCGGAACGTCAACTGCTGTTGAAGCACAAATGACTCTACCGGGAACATATACTAGCAAAGCTAACATCGCCACGATAGAAAAGGTTGGCTATGGTATCATTAGTTCTACATCGGTAGCACAATTTGCAATATATGACGAACCAAGTAAGGGATATGTAACATTCGGTTTTCAGTCCTCAGCAGGGGCTGGGTTTATAAAACAACTCGGTTCTAATGTGTTAAGTTCTGGTCAAATAATGTCTTTTGATGCACGAATACCATGTGCCCAATTTTCAGTCAACACTGTTTACAATGGGATTAATGAGCCTTTCTATATTTCAAACACTGAATCTTCGTTAGCCACTAATGGAGTCTCAACAAAAACTAAATTAGGATTAGACGGATCTGCAATAGTTGCCAATACATCAAGTGCTGGTTTTTATTTTGATATGACTCTTCCTAGGGCATTACTTCCAAATGAGACACCAAAAGTACAAGTAAGATCAAAAATCGATGGTAATTGGTATGATGCAGACGATGCAATTGTACCCTCCCTATTTGTAAAACTTGGCTCAGCTATGTATACTGACATAGGAACTTCAACACTTGTTCAGCTACAAGGAATTAGTCTTGCAAAGTCTGTTGCTGGGCAAATACGTGTTTATTTCTGTGCTGTATATGGAGCATCAGCATTAGTTGGCGTTGTAGCTGTTAGAACATGGGCAAACATAACCTCTGCATCTGACGGTTTTGACAATTGGCGTGTTCGTATTGGACAAGCAGGGATGAGCGAGGTTAAGCCAATAGTATTTGCGAGTTATTATTCTGCAACACTCTCTGGAGCATTTACGTCAGCAATGAAAGTGGAGGACACGTACTCAGCAATAAACGCATCTAATCAATGGGTAGTTCCATTTGATGGAATATACGAATTTGAACTTGGTGTTGCTGCAACTACTAGCGGTGCTGCTGCACTTGCAGCATCAATAATAAAAGACTCAATTACGATTGCTACAAATTATGAAAATGCGGCGTCCGGATACGGCATTGCACCTTATTGCGCCCGTAAAATTAGATGCACAAAAGGAAGTTTAATAGGTTTTCAGATTACTGGTCAGACTGCAAATGGGGCTTATGTAACGGTCTTACGAGTTGGCGATTAAATGAGCAGCTTACAAGTGTCTCTTATAGTGGCTGGTTCTACAACTATAATATTAGGAATTAGCGATACATTATCTTTCAACTCAAATGGAGCTGTTACCGCTAACACACTCACGGGAATGAGCATAGACTACTTAGGCCCCGCATAATGATTTTTTACATTGACTGGTAAAAAGCTCAATGGAACACTATAGGGGGACAACATGAGCAACTTGCGTAAAGTATATTTTGATTTTCAAGATGGCACTGGTTTTCAAGACGTTAGTGCTATAGTAAAATATAATACTTTTACTATTAATATGTCAGCATTTAATGACACATATCACTATTCTCAGAATACATGTTCGTTTGATGCTATTTATAATGAAACATTTACTTCACTTATACTATCCACTGATAAGAATATTATAGTTCGGATAGTAGACTGGTCTACAGAGACTATGCTTACCACGGAATCCAATTGGCTCCTTACCACTGAAGATGCTTTTTATCTTATTGCAGAGCAAGGCATAGCAACTCCGGTGTTCTATGGGCAAATTAAGCCTACTAGATCACGTTCCTATAATGGTATACTAAACAACACTATTCTTTCCCTTGAGGCCACTGATGAGCTAGACCTGCTTGACAAGGAAGTTGGGGACATTATACTCACCAACTGCAAAATTCTCGATCCAGCTAACCCTACAGCGTCTCTAGTGCACATCTTAGCAGGAATAGCAGGATTTACCAATATATCAGCCAATACCACTATAGATGTTACTATAGCCAAATTTGCTCCAGAAAAAGAGACGGAAAGTATCCTCACAATACTTGATACTCTTCTCTATGAGTATGGTTATGTGTTGAATATTAATGGTTATGGTGTATTGGAGCCTATAAAGTGGATATATGACGCTATTCCCACCCAGATTGCTTCCTTTGACGAAGATACTATTATATCTTCTATAACTATAAAAGATACTGTACAGAATTACGATGGCTCTAAAATTATCTATTATGAATTAGGTTCTGCAAGTAAAGTATTACTCTATAGGGACGATAACTGTAGCTATAATGAGGATGGCACCTTTGCCGGATATAACATAGTTGCAGGCTATTCCTATCCCCCAGAAACTAATGTTATAGATGAAACTACTGGACTCCCGACTGTTGTATATCAAGAATACACCGACGACAGTATCAAATATTGGACTAATAAGGCCATCAAGAATAAGCTTGACTATAATTACAAGGCATTTAGTTCGGACTTTTCTGCTATAGTTGCTACTGAAAAGCATTTCATGGACGTGAAGTATTCTACTGGGATTGCAGCAACTACCCCCGAATTCTATAACAAGAAATGTCGATTGTTGTACAATAATCCCACAGCAGATAGTGGACTTAAACTATACTATAATAACGTATACGGAGATGTGTGGTATAAATCAGCAGAACGAACTTCCACAGTTGACAATGTACTAGCGCCAGATAATAGATATGAATACACTGCCAGCTACATATTTGACAAAATTCACGCAGATGTTCTTGCCAAAACTTATGCTGCTCAATATGCGGGTCATAGAACCATGTACACATTTCCATCAGAGGAGGATGTATTTGTTGGAACTCTTGCTACCGTAGTGCTAGAAGATGGGACTAATCAACTATGTATAGTGCAAAACCGTTCTTGGGACGAACAGTCTGAATACTATAACTATACACTCATGTCTTATTCTGTGAATAAGCCTGCCTTAACTGCACAGACAGTTAGTACTACGGCTACGATAGATCCTTCTTATACCTATCCTGTTATAAGTACTATTGGAACACCTGTTGCTATAGCCAACTCATCTCCTGCTTATAGAGGAATAGGTATATTAAGTTCTGCTGTAAGTGTTGCTTTTGTGGGGGGTATCGTGAATGAAAATGGTGTTATAGCAGTTTCAACAACTATTAGTGCATATATTGGAGATTGGATGGTAAATTATGATGCAACTAATTTACCTCTTGGAATATATGTATGGGATGGTTTTATATGGAGTATTACTAATGATGTTGATTATATAAGTGCAGCTTCTATTGATCTATGTAATCTTCAAGTTGGGGGGATTACTGTGGGTGGATTTACTACATTTATAACGGCAATTGTCAAGACCTTATTCGCACAAAACATAATTTTACTATCTGGAGGTAATATCAGAGATTCAGGATATACTACTGGCGTTTCTGGATTTAATATTGCATCAACTGGTACTATGGAAATGAATAATATTAGTGCTCGTGGTATATTTACTAATGGAAATCGTTATAATTTTTTGGGGGAATCTGTAGATCAACGTGAAGAAGGTATCTATATAGGTAATGGACAGGAACAATATACTAGCATTTCTCCATATTATGGTGATACAAATACTAGCAAGTGGCATCCAACGGGGATACTTGCAACATATACTGGAGATAGTTATGAATCAGAGTATCTTCGTGCTGCAACTATACCAAATTCTGGTGGATATTTTGTGGTGATTACATCAGCTAATACACTAATTTTATATAGGTATTTATTAGGTGCAGTTACAAAAATAGTTACTACCACTATTCCGACAGCAGGGACTAATTATTCCTCATTTGACATAGTAAGTATTTCTGGAAATTTTGTAGATGGTGTATATATTTCCATATTAAACGCGTCTATAATACGGAGGTATTCATTGTCCTTAGCGGGAACAATGACATTGCTATCGACATTGGTATTCCCAGTAAATGTAAACAGCGTACTTTCATGCCCAGCATCTACTATATCTATTTATAGTACCCTATATGTAGTCGATGTGCTTGTAAGCACATCGACTACACACACAAACGAAATGCGGTTATATGGGTATAAAACAAGCGATTCTTCTTTAACATTATTATATACTCTTTCTCATCCAACGGGATATGATCCGGGTTGGCAAAATCAATTATTACAAACTAACTATTTCCGGGATGAGGGAATTACGAAATCAGAAAGTATTGTATTGTTAAATAATTTTATAGTGAAGATAGATACATTCACACAAGTTATGACACTAGGCTATTATAATAATATTTATAATAATCGTTGTGCTAGGTGCAGCATATATGGTAATGGAATATTTCAATTTGACACGATTAACGATAGAACAAGTATTACTATATGGAGAGGTATTTCTGCCACAAGGTTTGATTCTGAGGAATTTCGAGGCTTATCTTCTAGTACTATAGATATGCCTCATAGAGCAATTCCTTTAGGATATGGTCTAATGGCATGTATTGGCGCCAATTTTGGTGGCATTAAAATACTAGCTGTTGCGCCAAACTTATAAAGGAGCCTGAATATGCCTGAATTATGTGAAGATTGCCACGAGATAAAAAAATTAGAATTTCAATTATGTAAGACAAATCTTGACGTTAAAGAAGCTAGTATTATACAAACTAATAAGGATATTGAGCATGAGTCTATGATACAAAATTTAGGCAACAGGATGAATACTATGTCACAAGATTTCATAGACTTTAAGAAAGAGATGAAAGATGATATACAATCTATAAAGAACGAAATACCAGATATGTTTGATAATGCTATTAATAAACTTATGGCTAGAATACTGAAAACAGTATCAATAGGAGTTCTTATAGTAATATGTGTTGTCATTTTGGCATTTTCTCGTCCCATTATTCTTAGAGGAATAGATGAACTTAGACATTGCGTAGAAACTGTGGAGGTAACTAAATGACGCGAACTGTAACAGCGGATCTGGCTAAAGGTATTCTACATATGTTCGATAGAGAAATCCCTATAGCATGTATAGTACGAAATGAAGTAAACGGGTGGAGAAAATCAGATCAAGTAGTATATTCCATACCTGATAATAAACCTATTCAGCCTAGACAATTCCCGAAAGGAATTTGGTCGGTGGGTAAACCAGATACAAGAACTGACCCCTATCTTGCACCGTATTTTACCCCTACCTCGGCGTGGCAATATTTGCCCATCTGGGAACTAGATGAAAATAAATGCTATAAAAAAGCCACTGCTAATATGACTAAGGATAAAGGATATGGATTACATTTTTCTACAAGTACCTCTACTCAAGGATGTATAAAATTACTAAATAAGGATGATCTATTGTGGTTTGTGACACAACTTAAAAATTATCAAGCACAAGGCGATGTTATTATGATAGAAGTTGTATAAGCCCCCTTGACAAACCTACCTATTTATGGTAGGTTTTTAATTATTTATTCGATAGGAGATACCATATGTTACAGATTAAAATTGTTAGAAAAGCTATATCGCATCATTATAAACGAGATCCATCAGTACAAGCTGATTGGCACAATAATGATGCTAATAATTCCCTAGATACATTTCAGGTATTAAAAGATAATTTGCCTATTGCTATTTTTAATGCACAGACCGTTTCAAATCTTGAAGGATTAGACGAAGGTGTAAAGTATACCAGTACCATTGCGCCCGGAAAATTCTATATTCGAGCATTTGTTCCGGGAAGGCAACATTATGGAAGGATCCATGAAATTGTTTCTGCTATCACATTAGCTGGTGATAAAATTAATGGTTACTCTATTACAAATAAGGATCCAGCACGGTGGCTTGTTCATGATTGGGAAAAACTAAATTCAACCAGTCCTGCAGGAGTTGATACTCGCGTCGCATGGTCTGCTGGATGTATTGTCATTAAGGATGCTGATTTAGTTGCACTAGGTAAACTATTTGACGACAATGGTGTAAAACAAGGGGATCTTGTTCCTACTGAGTTAGTTGAAATATAATAGAGGAGGAAGCATGTATGTTAGCGGAAAAGTATAAGATAGTTACAGGTGAAGGCTGGGTAACAGGAGGACTTAATGTACAGTATAAAGTTGTAGATGGAGTTCTTTATTTTCAATGCACTCATGGTGTGTCAGATTGGTTCTTTAATCTTTTTGCTGCAAAAGTCACATATGATGAGCATGGTATTACTGTTATTGCACATGCTGGATTTGCTGCCCTTTGGTTATCTATAAGGTCTGATATAGAAAAACTTTCTTATTCAGAAATAGATGGGTATTCAGAAGGTTCTGCATTAGCTGCAGCAGCACATCTGAATTATGTAGCAAGAATGGGTAAGGAGCCAAATTCCTATGCCTTTGCTACCCCACGTTATTTTGATAGGAAAACGGCAAAATCATTAGGTAAATGGTTTACACAATTTCATAGAATCAATAATAAATGGGATATAGTAAAACATGTTCCGTTTGCTGGTTGGTATTTTAGACATATTGGAAAGGAGACTTTAACTACTGGTAAAGCTAAAAGGCCAATTGGATGCAGTCTCTTACGTTGGTTATCTGGTCATTCTCCTGAGGAATATATGCAGACATTGGCAAAAATGTGAATATATATATAGAAGCATTGAATCATTTGTAGTATAAGACCCCTTGACAAACCTACCGAAATATGGTAGGTTTTTTATTATTTACTCAATAGGAGATACCTTGATTAAACGTGAAAATGCCCTTATAAAAGCCGATTATGTGAGCAAATATGGTAAGAAAGAAGCATGTCAGCACTTTCATATATCAGAGAGTAAGCTGAAGGAATACCTTGCGGTGGCCTCTTATGAGGAAACCGAAGAAGAAGTTACTGACGACTTGGTCAAACTCTCTGCACAGAAGCAACGTCTAACTGATATTAACACAGTCATTAAGAAAGAGAACCGAGAGTCATATAGGCTCTATAATTCTCTTGATGAAGTCTATAGAGAGTATACAACACTACTAAAGTCTTGTCCACTAGCGGATTTCAAACTAGATCCCATTGTTAGAATTCCTGAAGACAAACCTAAATGGGGAATTCTTCAGCTGAGCGACATACACTGCAATGAAATCATAGAACCAACCGAGTCTAATGGTAATAGTTTTGATTTCCTAGTATTTGCAAAGCGATTGCAAAAGTTTGTGGATAAGGCTAAGTGTGTATTTAAGGCGCAGGGCATAACGCATATTCTTGTAGCAGGAACAGGGGACTGGATAAACAGTGACCGCCGCTTATCCGAGAAACTGGCGTCTGCAACCTCACAAGTGCGTGCAGCCCTTCTTACCACATACCTTATTCAGCAAGCTATTATTGATTTATCTAAAGACTTCTCCGTAGCGTTTGCTGGTGTTGTCGGAAATGAGACTCGGTTGGGGGAGAACGATTTTGACACATCCGATATACTTGCATCAAATAACTGGGACTATATGATATATGAACAACTAAAGATGCTGTTCACTGGTAGGCCCGTTTCATTTCCAGAACTACATAATCATGTAAACGATGTAGTAAAACTCCCTAACGGTTTCAATGTTCTACTGACTCACGGTACATTCTTCAAGAATTCCCCCGATAGATCCCTTCCTAAGATAGTCCAGAACTATACTCTACGAGGCATTCCTATACACATGGCTCTCTGTGGACATATTCATAGTGCAGCAGTAGGAGATATAGTGAGCCGTTCTGCATCTCTCTGCGGAGGTAATTCCTACAGTACTAATGATTTGGGGTGCGCCAGTAGAGCTAGTCAAAACATATATATTATCAATGATGACCTTGGGTATGATGGCATCAAGATAGACCTTCAGAACACTGATGGATATGAAGGCTATCATATTATACCCGAGTTAGAGAGATATAATGTCCGCAGTGCTTCACCTAATACCAAGGTAACAATAACCTCCCTTGTATGAGGGTTCTTGACAAATAGTCTCTAAGGTGTATGGTTTAGTATACACTTGGAGGCTATATGTTCGACTTATTTTCTTGTGTTGCTCTCTGGATAGCCGGTGCACTTATAGTCGCCGGACTCACCCAATGGATCAAATCCTTCATTAAACTCAAATCCCCCCATAAATGGATCTACGGTATTATTTCCGCTGGATTGTCTTTTGCGGCTGCCTATGCTGGTGGAGGCACTGTTATCCTGTGGAACTTCCTTGGTATCCTTGCTGTCTCTCAGCTTGGTTATGAAAGCATTATGCAGAAGTTCCTGTTCAAGAAAACAGAGGAAAAATAGTGTGCAAAAAATACTTATGTATCTTGGCGGTTCTCTGTTTACCATTACTCTGCTATTCGGAGGAGGATTCCTCACAGGTCGTCTTACAGCAATTAAACAGCCAAGCCAAACTAGCACAGAATATAGTGGTGAGATTAGTCGAATCGTTGAACTTACGCGAAGCTACCTTGCTGAAAGATCAGGAGAACTTAAACAGCGAGAAGACCTCATTGCAGCAAGAGAAGCTAGAGTTTCAGACAGAGAAAAACTCCTTCGAGAAGCAGAAGACAGAGCAAAGTCAGACCGAACAGACCTTACTGAACTTGAACAAATCGTATCAAACATTGTTAACCTCTCAGAAACGAAATGAGAAAATAATGTGGTGTCTGGGGGGTGTTAGCGTAGTAAGTATAGCAACTACTGTCTTAGTTGCATTAATAAAATAAGGAGAAGCATATGACCTCAGAATACCTTAATAGTGAACAAAATGTACTTATTACTGATACTGTAGTAGGGGTTTCAACCTCTACAGTATATTCCACTAAAAT